TTACTGTTTACATTGTAAGAACGCCGCAAACTCCGCACCCCAGAAGCTCATCCGTATTTCACACAGCGAACCGTGCAACATCCAGATGATAAGGATGACCGTCGCGCAGAACGTGATGGCCGTAAGCGATTTTTGCGACATAGCGCTTGCTCCTTTTTCATGGAGGCGCTAACCTGTCACTTGCTAGGTAGACGGGATAGGGCCTCGGTTAAACAGAAAATGTTTTCCGGGGCCTTTCCACATCCGGCCTTCGGGCTTACCCTCCGACCATCAGCCGAAAGGCACCCGCAGCGATTCTAGCCTGATCATCTCTTCTGTTTCAATTGCATAACCTTATCCAGTTGAACCTTTTATGCCGATCTTTATGATGCGATCGTCGCCCTGTTGTGATCCTTTTTTCAGTTTTATTTTACCCGTTAATTTTGTGCAGGCCGCGCCGTGTCTGGCTTCTTTGTCTGATGGTTGTTTGATGCGATCCTTTCGTGATCGTTTTTTGTCTCGCGTAAAGTATGAAAACTCTTTTAATATCAGTCTGTTTTGTTTCTCCTGCCATTTATGCGATCGAAAAAATCTCTCTTAAAATTGCAAAAAATTTCAAAGTGTGAAATTTCAGAACTTCGCTTTCCCCCCAGTTACTGCGCTGGCTGGCGGTCATTTTTGCACGCCAGAAAACTGAAAAAGCGTTTCAACACAAAACCCGCGGGTTGGAGGGGGTAGCGCGGTTTACGTCACCTCACGCTTTACGTCACACCGTTTACGCGGTGTGCGCATACAGCACCAGAATGGCACGCAGAACGCATTAATCAGGTGGTGGATAGGAAAACGCACGGCCGGGACCGTGCGTTATGTGATGGGGCGTTTATGTGGCTTTTATGTCTGGTGTTCAGGCGATAATGTCGCCGTATTTTTCGCGCAGGCTCGTTGCCTGCAGGGCATCTGCGGCAAGTTCGCCGCTGTTCATTGGCGTGCCAGTGTTGCTATGGGTGTGGTTTGCTGTATGTGTGGCCAGCAACTGAACCAGGTCCAGAATATCGATCAGCAATGTCAGCAGGTTAAGCCCGGATTTTTCCCGCGAGCCACCGCGACCAATAAATACTGTCGGGGCGGTAAACTCCAGACCTCCGTCCGCCCTGCATGTTCTGCGGCCTCCCACGTTTTCGGTGAGGTCATGCTCAATGGTGGATATCGCCCCTTTGAGTTGAGTCAGCAAATCCTGCGCTACCATCTGGATATGCTCACCGGCTGCGATCGCATAATTGCCGGTAGTAAGGTGTTCTGTCTGGCCTGTCATCAGCTTACTGGTACCAAGAACACTGGTTATGTCGTTTGCTTGGACTGTTGTTGTTCTGGTTGTTGTTGTGCGTTCTTCCTGATCGCTGTTAATGGTTCGCCTGGCTGAATGCTCCCTGATTTGCTGGTCAGTTTCTCTGTGCCAGCTTCCGTCAGTCGTGACGCGCTGAAACACCTCTGCGCGCTGTTGCTGCAGCTGTTCGCCGGGCTTTACATCAGGCAGGTTATGGCCCGCGGGTAAGATTTGCCTGATGACAGGTTTATCCGGTCGCCCTTCAATGTTGGATATTTCCACGATGGTGCCTGCCGGCGGGTAGGCAAAACATCCCGCTTCGCTACCAGCCATCGGGACGGGGAGTGGTACTGCCGGATAAACAGGCGTATCGCTTTTATCGTTGCCGTTCTCATCAAGCAGTTGCACATCGACGGCGTAGCGTGGGCGGAAGCTGTCGGCAATATCGCCCAGGGTGACGGATTCCGTTGGGGCAATGACGCGCGCCAGTCGGGTATGCAGAGTGCCGCTGGCCAGTTCCGGGAACTGTGTTTCCATCTGTCTGCGTAATGGTGATTTGGAAACAGGGCTACCCGTGGCGGTAAGGCGTTCCCATGTCAGGGTCATTTTCTCGTTGTTGAGGGCTACACGGGTAATGCGCCCGGCCGGAAGGTTCACGCCCGGTCGCACAGTTTCCATAAACATGATGTCGATGCTGTTTCCGCCGCTTTGTCCGAGTGTGTACTGCTGCGGAATATCCGGCATGGTAATACTGGCAAACCGTGAATCCGGTGCACTTCCCACAAATACGGAACCGTCCGGCATTGGATGCCAGACGTAATCGCTGATACTGAATGCTCGCCCCAGCTGGCTGAGCAGTTGTGCTCCGCTGCCGCTGTGGGTGATGTAAGGTGTCGGTGTGCTGACGTAATCTGCATCTGGCGTGATGAAAACGATGCCGCTTTGTTTACCCAGATTATCGAGTACATCCCGTAACGTTGGATGTTGCATGGAGCAGGGGAAATCAAAATCCAGCACGGCAGCTGCTTCACGGATAAAAAGGCGGCGTGAGCCATTTTCGGCGGGTTGATCGCGCTCAATGTAGCCGGAGAAATAGCGCCATGCCTCACCATTACGGCCGAGATCAATTTGTATCATTGCGCCGGCAAGGCTTTTTTCCGGTGACAGATTATTAACAGAAATGAAGCCGCGACCGGCAGCATTCAGGGTAAGGACAAGGCTGATATCGGCAATTTCCGCCAGCTCGCCATTAATCATGCAACGTTGGATTAACTTCATGTTTTCCCTTCCTCTTTCACGCTCCCGATGCCAATCCAGTCCAGCCCGGAGCCAATACCATCATTGATATTTTTCCAGAAAGTCTCCTGGGTATTCATTCCTTTATCCGGTGCCTGCTCACTGCCGTTCTGTGTTTGCTGCTTTGCGATTGTTTTCTGTGAGCCACTGCGTGCCGATGCTTTTTCCGGCACGCTTAATTTTTCCCTGAGAGTAAAGGTGACCTGCCAGTGCATCTTGCCCTGTTGTTCCGTGGCATCAATGCCGCCCGAAAAAACACCCTGTCGCATATTAATCGCCTTAGCAGTAGCGTTGGCGATGCGGTATGTTTTTTTAGCCCCGTTGCTTTCTGTGGCTTCTGCAAGCTGAAATATACGGGTCAGAACAGCTTCATCATTAAAATCAATGACGCCTGATACACGCAGCTCTTTAGCCTTGCTTCCCTGCTGGGCACTGGTGGTGCTGGTTGACTGTCCGGACATATCTTTATCCGGTAGTTGCATGGTGGCGCTGACGATGATGTTGCGTAACAGAATGGCTTCCCCGTCAAGTGCAAGAACGATCATCTGGGTCATGTAGTGATTCTCTTAGTGATGAAAGATCATTACCGACAAACAGCATCACAGCTGTAAAAACCCATTCCGGATGTGGAATATTTTTTTTTATCAGTGCTGCAACCTGATTTAGTGTGCCCGTATAAAAAAAACGCCACACCGGACACGTGTTTTTCTGAATTGCGGCCTGCTGGTCGGTGATTTCCTGTAGTGCCTTATCTCTCGCGATTCTGAACTGATTCAGAGACGAGGATAATGTTTCCGGAGATACAGCGGTCGGGATCGCAGCCTGCGCAATAGTCGCTGCCCGCGTCATGCTGCGGATGGTCTGTGTGGACAGCGTGACCTCTGCAGGAAGTGTGGTTACAGGTTTTGCAGGGAGCTGCATTTTACTCACGGCCAGCGAAAGCTGGCTGGAGATCATGCGGGACATTCTTCCCACTTCCGGCAATGGAAGTGCACCTGAAAACTGTCTGGCCAGTGATAAAAACTCGCCTGCAGACGGGGCGCAAAATAACAGCGCCACAACGTCTTTTTCAGTGCTTTCTGTCAGATAAGGTAAAAGCGCGGATACAGCATTATCCGGGCTGAGATAACGCCCCGATGGTGTAATGTTTCCCGTATTTTCTGACCATGGATGGAGGCAAACCATTGAACAGGTGATGGCCATGGGGGCCGGGCGCAGAATGGCGTGCTCCCATACAGAATATTTCATCTCATTTTCCTGTACGTTCAAATGTTATCCCATTCCGTTCTGACGCAACGTTGTCCCTGCAAGTGTTTTTATAACCACAACACAGGGGAGCAACCCATTATCTGCGCCGGCAATTTCTTCCAGTGTTGACATATCCAGTGCATAGTAAGGTTTATCAGGCATCACCACCTGTATTCCGATAGTGATTGTTCGCGCATTTGCAGAGACAGAGCTGACAAAATACTGCGCTGGAATGTACTGTCGGTTCTGGTTCTGATAGAGATAACGCGGCTCAATCTGCGCTGAAACAGCGATTCCGATGCCGCCAACTGAGGATTGCCCGACGGGGTTTGATACATCCAGCTTCAGGGTATAAACACGCGAACCATCGGGCAGGCTTTTAAATGAATCCAGACTGGAGTTCAGGGTGCTTACAAGCATTTTGGGGATGATCGGGTGAGCGCCATCAACAAACAGAGATTCTGATTGTTTTTTCAATAAATTTGTAGCAGCAGAAGAAACTGCAGGTACAAAGTTTCTGTGCCATGTTTGCGTTGTTGCATTGTACGTAAATGTAACGTTTTTCCCTGCAAATAACGCTTCCGGAGCATCTGAAACCTGCGCATCCTGCGTAAGAAATGATGTTCTCGTCACGTCCCTTTTCGGTGTGATTGACAGGCGGCAACCATCAACCAGCCCCGGCGCTATTTTGAACTGGAGATATGAAAGTGCAGAGTCATTATCAATAAACAATACGGTGTCATTGTTGAGGTTATCCACAACCACCTGGGCGTTATTGACGGGGGTAATGTGCCGGATTTCTCTTTCCGGAAAGACAATATCTTCATCTCCAACAACGGAGCGACCATTAATTCGTATAAAGTCGCGTGTACTCATGCAGGGGACTGATCCCCATGCTGAAACTGACATTGCTGATGCAATATCTGAAATTGTTACGGCGGCAGTTTTTCTGATCTGCAGACGACGGAGAGCTGTTGTTGCGGCGGTCTGTGAGGCTGTAACTTTTGCCACGAATGCAAAAAAGTCGCTCATGGCGAAAGTATCAATGCCTGCGTAATCCGATGTAAATAAATCGGGATAATCTTTCTGGATGGCATCCAGAACGGATAGTCCATATTGTGCCTGTTCAGCAGGCGTATTCAGCACACCAAAGCGCCACGGAGCCACAGAGAATCGGTCTTTTTGCACAAAACGCGCATCGCCCGGGGTATCGGGGTAATCAGCTTCATTGTAATACGTCTTGAATCTGTTCTGGCCCGGAACAAATAATGCCAGCAACCCTGTTTTAATTGTTTTCATTGCGTTGGAATATTGCGAGGCAGCATCAGAGTCATTAACCAGTCCGGCCAGAAAGACCAGGGCCCGTAAACCGGCATACACTTCGGCATTATCCTGACAAAAACATTGCGCGTAATGAGTATTACCGGGAGCAACGTTTCCCTGAAAGACGTTTACCAGATTTGCGTCAGTATTTAGCTGACGTAAAATATTATTTTCCGCTACCAGTCTGATAATTTCCCATCTGGAATGATTGCCGAGCCCTGAAGGGGTCTGTAACCACGAAGCGTCTGCAATTTCAGCAATACAGGCAAACCAGAGGGATGGGTAACTGTCTGTAGAATCAGGGGCAACCGGTGAATATAAATCAGCGGCCACATCGGTAAAGAACCATGACCATGATGACGGGATCTCTTTACTGGTCTTCCCGAGACATTCAAGAACAGCGGAACCTGTATAAATAAACTCACCTTGTAAGATGCTACTGATATCAGGTGTGGTTTCTCCAGTAATGCCGGCGATATTTACAAAAAATAGCGTGCTGTTAATCATCACATGCTGTCCGGCTTCATAGCGGAAATTCGTCATGAATGGCGCTGTTATACCGAGACGAAAGGCTTTTTCACAAATAACGAGTCTGTCCCTGAGAGAAAAGGCTTTACCTTCGCTTTCATACATTGCAAGAAACAAAAAATACCAGTTAATACCCCCGGTTGAATTAAGATAGCGCCAGATCCCTGAATAACGCCCGTGGGTTATCTGCATGGACAAAAACTGCTTATTAGCTTCGGTAACCGCATAACGGGTTGATACTGCTATGTGATCGCTGATAAAACCCTGAATTGTTTTCAGCTCCTGCGAGATGTCTGTTTGCCAGCTTTCAGGAGGAACAGTAATGTGTGCAGCCTGAGCCAGTCCGCTATAAATAACAGCAAAATTGCGGATAAGTGTTTCGCCGGTCAGTTTGTGACGAACCGGGGTTTTAATTACGCCGCAGAGTGTGTTGCTGGGTTGATGGACCAGGCAAATCCAGTCGTAAGTGAATGTCTCGTTATCAGCAACAACGGCACTACAGACAATGCTGTTTGGATCCAGTTTTCCATAGCGCAGATTATTTACCGTGTGTGTGATTTTTTCAGGAGGGACAACTTCATCATTTCTGGATGGTTCCCTTTCCATCAGTGCAAAAACAATGGAGTCAGGTCGCGCCGGTAAATTACTGGCGGCACATTCAGCAACCCATTTCTCAAATGCTTTCGTCAACAGCGCGCTCATTATTTTTTATTCTCGTTAATATCCTGCGGTAATTCCGGCCATACAATTGTGGCATACGATGCTTTATCTGTAACCTGGCTGAATGTCATCTCCCGTAACGTTTTTGTATAAATACGGCAGGCTTTCAGTTTTTCCCTGTCTTCGTCGCTGATTAATCCCAGCAGCAGGTCTTTTTCCCATTCGCTGGTCATGATACTGGCCTGTTTTAACAGTGCATCACGCTCATCTTCCGCTTTAAGTTTGTAGTCGAAGATAAAATTGCCATCGCGGTAAAACCAGTAACCAGGCGCGGTAATACGGCGATTAGCGGTAATATCCGGAACTTCAATAACACTGGCGTTACGGGGTTCAATGCCTGTCACATCCTTACCGACCCACACCACGCGCCCGTCCCCGGAGTAAACCATTTTTATTGTGTCACTGGCAAAGTTCTTCTGTTCTTCATACCAGTTTTTGCCGTCTTCCGAAAAAAGCCAGGTGACACCATATTGTTTTGTCAGCTGATATTGTTCCGCGGTTTTCGGATTACCCGCAGTAATATTTTTTAAATGTAACATTGTTAAACACTCGCCACGTTATACCAGGTGCCATTAATCAGTTTCTGAAGCGGACGGTAATACACGCCGCCGATGTTATCTGCCGAATTACTTCCGGTTTCCTGCACATTAATACCGGATAACCCGTGGCCTGAAGGTGAGCGAAATGTCCAGGATACCTGGTTACCTCCCGGGTTGTAATACATTTCGGAACCATAACGCACATCCTGCACGCCGCCATTTCGCTGCTGATAACGGGCATCGAAATTTCCATAGTTTGATGGGGTCATCTGTCCGTTTACAGCGAATGTGATACTGCCATCGGTATTTCTCTGGCTGTAAAAATGCCAGCCGGAATCATCACCAAGCTCTGCAACTACAGGTCGGGATGAATTACCCCATAAATTAAACGTTGCGTTTTTCGTGGAGTTGTTGTCGCTGGATAACGTGAATTTTTTAGCATTTCCGGCCTGAATATTTTTTAACGCTATTGCCACACCATTCTGGAAACGAAATACATGCTGTCCATTCGCATAAACATCCAGAATGCCGTCGCCGTTTTGTTTTATACCTGTATCGTTATCCCCGAAAGCAATTGAGTTTCCGCCCAGCGCGTTCTGAACGCCGATACCCAGCGCACCATTGACCTGAGAACCGCCGCCAACAGACACTTTATGCGACATGGATATTTCACCCGTCCGCAGATTAATAGTGAACGGTCGAAGTGGACCAATATCGCCATTCTCGCCCTGACCTTCACTGGTAGGGATAAGGTGCAGGCACTCTTCCGAACGACGAAAAATCAGACCAAAGGCTTCGTTGAAAATCCTCAGCGCATTAACACCACGGATTTTCAGTTCCCCGGTCATGGTGTCGCCGTCACGCTCAACAGCGCCTTTTGCCTTATCCATTGCGGCTTTTACTGCCTTTGATGTGGCGGCGCGGTCTTCTGCGTCGCTGTCGGTGGAGTTGCTGTACTGCGCAAAGCCTTTCTCCTTCAGTGTTGCGTCCGGATGACGGCGGGATTTTTCGTGCTCTGCCAGTGCATTGCTTTGTTCTTCATCGGGCGTCTGTGGACGTAAATCCTGTAAGCCTTCTGATGTCAGTTTCGCAAGTGGCGCGACAAAGTGTCGGAAGCCGTTACCGTCTGTATAGGACGCATGTTCCTGGCGGGCGCAGAACGTAAAAACGGTATTCCATTCGCCGGTAACAAATCCCTGCCAGCTTGCATCAATCCAAATGGTATCCCCGACCGCAGCCGGCAGGCTGTAAGGTTCGCGCAGACTGACGCGCAGACCTCCCACATAACCCACGCCGGCGGCAACAGTAGCGGTACCATCCTGATAGCTGACCTGAAAACCATCCCCCAGAAAAGCGGCTTCACCGTAGTGATCAAACGCCAGCAGCCGGCGGGCCTCATCCATTCCTGCAAGGCGTGCAGTGAAATCAATCTGCCAGACATCAGCACTGACATCGATATGCATTGCTGCGGCTGCGCCGTCAAACTCCATGGAAAATGTGCGGATCAGGTTGTTTCCCTGTACGCCGTTCGCTGTTTTAATTTTTTGCTGACGAGGTGTGTGTGCAATCATGCAGAGCACGCCGCTTTCTTCGTTCAGCAGACCGATCCAGTTGTATTCGAAGTCGCCGACTGTCGTGTCCAGAATGATGGAAAACGCGGTCGCGTTCGGCGACAGGAGGCCGTACTGGGTGACCGGCGCACGATACTGAATCATGGATTCATCAGGGAGTATCTCATCGCGGGGGATCTCTGCGGATTCATCCTGTCCCGGAATATATGCAAAAACAAATGTATCCGGGCGCGCAGGTTTTCCACTGATGAGCTGATTCGCACACCAGTGTTCGTACTGTTCAGTAATAATCGTGCTCATGCTTCGTCTGCCTGTAATGTGTAATGCTCCACGGACAGGCCGTAATGTCCTGCCTGTAGCGAAGCGGTTAACCAGATGGTGTCCTTTCTCACCGTTGCTTCTGCTGTGTGATACCTGTAATGGCCATCAAATGTGCCGGCTGTCAGCCGGGCAGTGGTTGTATTGATTACCTGAAAGAAATAGCGCCTGCAGGTACGGCCATACTGGCGCACGAGCTGCATCATCAGGGCATTGTTTTCGCTTAACTGGGTGTCATTGATGCGCAGTAAAATAACGTCCCAGTCATGCTGCAACTGTCGTTCCAGGGTTTTTACCTCTCCCACGCCAAGACGCTTAAAGATGCGTTCGAAGCCGGCACGTTCGCCCGAGTCCTGAGCGTTGATAAACGCGTGTTTTACCCTTAAGCGAAATAATGAAACTGGCTCCCCACTGAAGCGGGTGATGTTGCGCTGATAGGCCAGCAGGTTAAGCAGAGGCTCTGCGCAGGTATCAACATCAATTTGCTGTAGTGGCCATGTCAGCCAGCTGTAGACCTTCTCCCAGTAACGATGTGAAGAATGTGCCAGTGTTAATGGCTCTCCCTTGTTCATCCAGGTTGGGAGAGGGAATTCGGGCATCTCCGGAATATTCATGACCCCACCTCCACGATAAGGGATTCCAGGCGAGGCACAGCCAGGTCGCTGAGAATATCCGGAAGGGAAAACGTGACCGATTCCACCTGCGGAAATACCTGGTGGATCTCTTCGCCCAGTCGGGACATGCTGAAACGGCTGTACGGCCATGTTTTCTGAACGTCATAATCGCTGTTTTCGCGAAACGCACAGCGGACCAGATTCTCTACGTTGCGTAATAAAGCCTGTATCTCTTCAGCGTTGAGGTTCAGTGTTGCATACAGCCAGAGTGTCACGGTCAGGGCATGGCGCGTTTCAGGCATGGAAAAACAGCGCAAATCATCGCCGTGTCCGTGATGACCTTCATCGTTAATAAATGCGTTTACTGCATCAACGAACGGTCCGGATGCGATGCCGGTATCCAGCAGAATGTAAGCGTTTGCTGTGCCGGGGCCGCGTGGTGCGTCATGCAAAAAATAGATGCGGTCGGCACTGATGCCGGCAACACCGGCAATTAATCCCCGGTAAACAGCGTCGGTGTGATAAGCACCGGCAAGATTAAACTGATTGCGAACGCGATCACGCAGTTCGTCGTCGCTTTCTTCGTTGGCCCCCGGCGTGGTCAGCCAGTTTTCGTCGTTCTCAACGCCGGCGATACCATTAATCGCCACAGGAAGAATGCGGTAATACCCCGGCGCGAGGTTAAACCCGGCTCCGGCCTGTTCAGCAGAAACATCGATGTTCATGCTGAGTGTTCCTGCCGGAATAATGGTATCCCTGACAACGGTCAGCGTATAAATCACGCCGTTAATGCGTTCTGTCTGAATCTGCGTACCAGCCGGTACGGTGACCGCGTGATCAATGTCGTCTTTTGTGAAACGAATCACGCCAGCTGCGTGCGTGGCAGCCTTGCGCTGCAGGTTTACCGCCCATGCGAAAACATCCACAAATACACCGCTGGCACTTACCAGAAACAGGTTTTTCATTACCACATTAACCAGTGCATCTTTAAGCCACATCACGGGCTTTGTGGTAATGGCTGTAATCAACCGCCAGAACGGCGACATGCGGGATGTGTTAGTGATAAGCCCTTCGTCTTTTACGATGGCCTCAAATTCAGTGCGCGCCTGTTCTTCTGTTACCGGCATGCCGTTATCAGCCAGAATGCGCTCGTAATCTGCGGTTGGTTTGCCGTTAATCATCAAGAGATACCGTAAAAGTCAGGGGATCAAAAAAATCTTCGGTGTGGGCGCTAATCAGCAGGCGGCCGGAAAGAGGGGTTTCCTCTGTCACACTGACCGTGCCGGGTGTGATGCGCTCATCATCTTCAATCAGCAGTGTCATCTGCATCATAATGTCGGCGCGAAGCGTCGGGCTTTTTTCAGCCAGCAGGCGCGTTGCCAGTCCGCTTTCAATGATGGCGTGCTGGCAGTCCTGGGCAATGCTTTCCCTGTTGTTGCACAGCACCGGTTCGGCGGCGCTGTTCAGCGTGAAATTGCGACCGGTGATAAGCAAATCAATGTAAAGCGGTTTATCAGTATGCATGCAGCTCCATCCATTCATTAAGGTGGGCCGGGGATGCATCCTGCACATTGACATTGACCACGCGACGGGAGTTATCAATTGTGGTCTGGCTGTCGCTGTTATTTTGCATTTTTGCCGCAATGCCACCTGGCCCGGCGCTAATAACTTTTCCACCGGTTAATACAGAACCCTCACTGTTATCTGTAATTTCTGGTACATCAATATTTATACCCGGGAGCATATTCAGCTTGTCAGCAATCCATCTGAATGCTGAGCTGAACATACCGATAATTGTGCGCCATAGTCCTGAAAATAATTTATTAATCAGACGGACATAATCCTGAAATATTTCCAGCGGTGAGCGGGTGGAAAAATAATTAATAACGGCATCCCAGCCGCTTTTAATGCCTTTCCAGGTATTGCCGAACCATACAGCTATATTTTTTATGACACTGGTTACCCACTGAAAAGCGGCTGTATCCATCAGTGCCGCTTTGATCTCATCCCAGCGGGTAATCAGAAAATAAATGCCCACGCCCAGCGCAGCCAGTGCCAGGATGATTAACGTTATCGGGCTGAAAAGTAGCTGAGTGGCAACGGCTGCGCCACCGGTAACAGCGGTATAAATTTTCATGGCCACAGCTGCAGCGCCCAGTGCGGCAGAATAAAGCCACATACCGATGCGTTGCAGTTTCAGCAGTGCAATCTGAATTTTGGCCCTGACATTGTGCGCCCCCATGGCGATACTCATCGCCAGATATAATGCCCTGACCATGCGGGCAGTAGCACAGAACGCCAGCATAACCACTTTCAGGGCACGATACAGAAAGATGATTAATTTCAGTGGTGCGATTGCGGCCATCCAGACCATGCGTAATCCCACCCAGATAAATTTCGCCACCCCCATTACGATATTGACCGTTGCGCCAACCGCCGCAACACCAATAAGTGCCGCGCTTAATAAGCCGATTGCACGTGTGATGTTTGGATACAGACGCAACCAGGCAACAAAGGATTTACCGCCTTCGTTGCTTTTCTGGATGAATGGATACAGAACGGGTAACAGTTGTGTGCCAATTTCAATGCGAATGCCGTTAATAATCGCAGCGGCCTGTTCCCACGGATCGGCCATGGCTTGTGCCATTTCGACAGCCTTATCCATACCTTTGATATTGCCCAGCGTGGCGATGTTCTTTTCCAGTCCGCCAATGTCTGCATTGAGCAATTTAATCATGGCCACAGCCTCATCGGAGCCAAAAGCGCTTTTCAGCAAATCAGAGTCAGCCACTTTTGACAGATCACCAAATTTGCCCCTGATAAGTTTCATGATCTCGACAACACTTTTCATCGTGCCGTCTTTATTCACGAAATTAAGCCCCAGCTTTTTCTGTGCTTTACCAACGGATGCCAGGAAGGATTTATATTTTGTACCAGCCTCGCTGCCACTCATGGTTGCCTGCAGTTGCCCCAGTACGGCGAACTGCTCGGCCGCATCAATACCGGCTGCTTTTGCGCTGGCACCCAGTGTGGTGAATGCCGCTGACATGTTATCGCCGGTTGTTTTAAACATTTGCACGGCAGTGGCGGTTTGTCCGGCGATCTGCTCCACCCATTTACTTTTTCCCATGGCATCAGCCTGGTCTTTAAATATGCCGTACATGGTGCCCATGTAGGCGGTAATGGTCTGGCTGCTGGATTTGGTTGCTGCTGCCACTGTTGCTGATGCGGTGGTGAAGCGGGACAGCTCATCGTCAGTTAACCCGGCAATGGCTGACTGGATGTCGTAAGAAGCACGCACAAAATCCTGCGCAGCTCCGCCGTATTCCATAGTGAAATCAACGGCGGCGCGGCTGAGTTTACGCAGTCCGGACTCTGCGACGCCCAGTGATTTCACCTCACCGAGCGCCCTGTCCATTTCAATGGCTGGCATCAGTGCGCCCTGAATGGCTGCACCCACTCCCCAGAGCGCAGCGCCTCCGGTAGCAATGTCCCGAAAAGCTCCCCGACTTGTTGCAGCAAATCCCTGAACCTGTCGCCCGGCTGCGCGTAACGGCCTTGTCAGGCGGTCTGTCAGTTCAAGAAGTAATTCAAGGCGCTGTTGTGACATTACGTTCCCTTAAAGGCGCGGATAATGCCGTTATTGACGGCGATACCCATATTTTCCCAGTAGTGGTTATCCAGCCAGACGGCAGCAGCCAGTGACTGTGGTGAATCATCTTCACCGGGCAGCCAGTGGCGGCGCAGGATCAGCATCCTGGTAAGGTCATTGCGATCAATGGCCCTCAGATGGCTTTTTATTTTTTTACGGTGATTTCCACTTCCGGCACAAACTCGTTATTCACGGCAGTTGCCAGACTGGCCGGCATTCCCGGTTTTTCCAGCAACTGGTTCAGCAGATCGCGGTGCTCTTTAATCACGATGCGGCGCAGGTAGTTTTTCAGCGGTGCAATTTTATTGTCCGGCATGAAGTCGTTCTGCAGGTCGTTGTAGTCTTTCACCGTCGGGATAAACGTCAGTTCATGCTCGCCGACCTGTAAAGTGATGGCGTTCTCTGCGGTGGTTTGGGTGTTTTTATCGTTCATCATCATGTCCTGTTAATGTCAAGAATAAGAGGGCTTAATAAGCCTGCAGGAAGGCTTATTAAGCGTAAAATCAGCGCACACCGTCGTGCTCAAGGCTGAAATGATTGCCATCCGGGCGGTTTTTAAAACGACCGCCCCATGTGCCGCCGAGGGATTCCCAGTACTCGCCCAGTTCGCGGTAAGCCTCTGTGCGGGTCTGGTATTCACCGTTAATAAACAGATTAAAATCCACCGCCAGTCGCTGGCAGTGCAGACTGTTGGTGATGCCTGATCCCTTTTGTGCGTTGAGTTTTGCCTGCTCTGGCGTGCGGTACGCCTCACCGAACGTCAGGCCATAACCGCGCTGATGGGCAAACTGGATGAGTTTTCCGATCATGACGGTAAATTGTTGTTGCTTATCGGAGAGTTTCATTTTTGCTCCTTACGGGGTTGTTGAGGTTTACGCAACCAGCGCCACAACGCCCGGATAATTTTCCAGACAATGGCAGCGGCTTTCTGATCCCTGCGGGACTGCATTGCGGTTACTCCTCTTTGTTCTCTTTTTCGTCCAGCTTCCGGCGCATGTGGCGCAGGAAGATTTCCACAATCTGGTAACCGGCAACGCCCATTGCGGTACCTGCGCCGGCAATGGCCAGTGGGTCAAGGTTCGGGTAGCGAACCAGCAGGGCGGCGGCAGAAACACCCAGCGCGCTCCCCAGCAGGGTTCGGCCCACAAACAACCGCAACGTAATCGGTTCTGCGCCAGCCAGCACCCGACTTGCGGCAGCGATTCCGCCCAGAATGCCCAGGGTGATGATGGTGCGTTCATGCTCCTGCATGGTTTACCCCATCAGCCCGCGCACGTCGTTCTCTGAGAGAACGGGCACGCCGTTGATACGCACAAAGTCAGGGCTTGCCACCACGTACTTGATTTTGTGCGTGGTCAGATCCGCGCTCTCGGTGTCAATGCTTAACAGGTTCGAAAGCATCAGCTCGCAACCGAAGGCTTCAACGCGGATTTCTTCGGTGCCCGTGTTGGCGTAAAACACAAAATCCATTGGCGGCAGGTCACGCCACGATCCCGCCTGAGCCGCCACTTCCCCGAGCTGGTTAAAGCTGCGGGTACTCATTTCGATTTCACCTTCGGCACTGACAGGGCCGCGCAGTTTGCCGTCAGGGATGCCACGGGTTTTGGCCACGGCGCTTTCGTCGCTGATATCCAGCGAAATGTTTTTTACGCGGATATCCGTTCCGCCAACATAAACATCAAAGGCCATGCCGTTAATGCGGGTTGTCATGCGTTCTCCTCCAGAGATTTGTCCAGCTGAATGCCCACTTTGATGGTTTTGGGGCAGGCGTAAGGGCGGACAACAATGCTGATGCTGACCGTCTTTTCGTCCTGCCAGGTGATGGCCACATCGCCTTTTTGTGGCGATTTCACTTCGCCCGGAAAGGTGACACCGTTAATCTGCGTGGATTTCGCCATGGTACGCAGCGGGCGGGCAAACAGCGTTTCATGTGCGGCAATGCTGCCCGGTGTGCTGTTCAGTGAGCGATCGGCAATTTTGGGGATGGCCATCAGCCGTACGCGGCGCGCCACCTTATCAGCAATGCGGACATGTTCGATGACGTTGTAGTCCCCGCCTTCCACCTCAAGTGTCACGCCGTCGGCCCAGTAAAGGCCGTCATAGTCGGCATACCACATGGGCACGCTGTAGCGGGCGGTTGCCAGCGCCTGCAGGGTGGCGAGATCAATTGCCTGTCCCGCGCTGTCCTTCGGGCGCTCTGTGGTTTTCAGTGCGGACAGCGCCCCGGTTGCCACACGTGCCGGACTGTCAGCAATGGTGACGGCGCTGTTACACAGGCGACCAGCAAGAACGCCCGGTTCAAATCCAAAAATCTCCGGAACCAGCATGACCTGCGGGGCTGCAATGCCTTTCTGTAGTGCGGTCAGTTCGGCAACGTATTCCGCCCAGGTTTTGCTGTGGTTGTTGGCGGCGATGGTCAGGATGAACCAGATGCGGCGCTGATATTTATTGATGATGGTCTGACGTAACGCCTGTATGGCGTTGATATCATCCTTCGTGCTGACCGGCTCGGTGATCACCACGCCTTCAACTGAAACAGTTTCCTGAGCCGCCAGTACGGCGTTCTGCCATGCCTGGCAGGCTGGCGTCGCTTCTTTGCCCCTGCCTGCTTCCGGCAGAACGGCAACATAGAAAAAGGCATTCTGTCCGGCATTGGTCAGTGCTGACTGAAGGAAATTCTTCAGCGGGCTGGCGTTCGTTCCCAGCAATTCATCCAGATCACTGTTGGCATTGACCGGCAGAACCTTACCTTTGTTGTTTTGTGCATTGCCCACAAACAGCAGCGTATTTTCCACGCCGTCCGGCGAGCTACTGAACGTGTTGTACTGTTCAATCGTGACAGATGGCCAGGTCATAATTTGTCTCCTGATTTTGTTATCTCGTGCCGCCGTAATGCAGGCTGCGCAACTGCGCTTCCAGAATGCGGGTAAATTCAGCATCGCTGGCGCCCAGAAATGCGCGGGAGGGGATTTTGATTTCCCATACACGCTTTTTCTGCTCGCCTTTCAGAATGCTGATCACCAGCCCGGCCTGCGCCATACTCATGTTTTCCATAATCCATTTCAGGGAGGGCTTTCTGCGTCCCCTGCGTCCGGTTTTTTTGCTGACCGCTCCGATGGGTGCCCGAAACCCCAGAGAAAGAAGCCGCTCCGCCTGCCGTCGTGTGGCGGGGCGGGTGCGCATGGCTTCGTTGTCCCGGCGCTTTGTGGCGCGGCCTTTGATGATTGCGCCATGCTGTTGTACCCATGCGACCGCCCCACCATGAGAGCCGGTGTTGTAATTCCCTTTTTTAAAGAAAAGGCGGACACTTTTCCCGTTGCCGTCAATCCTGATGGCCAGCAGTTTCGGCAGTCCCAGCAGCATTTTGTTTTTATACCTGCCGCTGGCTTTATCCGGTCTTTTTCGTGGTGCCCAAGCTGCCCCCTCCGGTGTTCGCTGTGCTTTCACATTGCGTCGAGCAGCCGGTATCAGGCCGTATTTCGCAATGCGAACCAGCAGCTTTCTGGCCTTTGCCGGTGGAAGTTCTGCCTCTCTGATGGCGCGACGAACCTGCCGGAGTTGTGACTCGTTAATCACGGGGCGCGTCATGGCATCACCTGACAGTGAAGCTGATGCGCCTGAGCCACCCAGATTTCAGGTTTTTCCAGCCGGTAACGTTTCCCGCCTCTGGGGATGGGGCCGTTTTCGTCCTCAACCAGCGTGATGGGATCAACCAGCGGCAGACTGATTTCCAGCCATGCCACTTCATTTTCATCATCCGCTTCGACGTCAACGGCTGGCGCATCCGGTGCCAGGCGCTGGCGCAGGTCGCCGCCGTTATCTGCCAGCCAGGCTTCAACCAGAGAAAACACCAAATCCGGATTGAGCTGACGATAGGGCCATGCGTCCCATCGCAGAAAGGCCGTATATTTTCGGACCTGCGTACATAACTGCCCGTGCCCCAGCGACTTCGTAAACGGAACGAGCGTGATATCATCCATGTCACTGGTGAACGGAATGCGTGCGCGTGCCGGCAGATTGTTTTCAATGAATGCCGTCAGGCTGGCGAGTTGCGTCATACCATTTCCTTAATCAATCAGTGCAATGGAGGCGCGCGGTCGGCCCAGCAGCGCCCGCACCGCCATGGCTGCTTCAGCCAGCAACGTCCGGCGGCTCTCGCTGGCTTCTGTTGATGACTGCGCCTCGCGCCGCCCCACGCTGGCAGATTCCGGCAAAAGATCGGCCTTTGCGCGTGCATACACAGCCTTGGTGTACAGTGCTGTAATGTGGTTCTGCATCCGTTGAGGTTGTGCATCCGTGTTGCGCGGCTCTGGTTGCAACACGGTGTAACCCGGAATATCAGTGGCCCGGATGTAGCCCTGTTCCTGCCAGTATTCACGGCGTGCAGCCAGTTCAGTGTTAATCTCTGTCACCGCGCAAAGCAGCGCCGTCAGCACCGTTTCGTGTGACGTGACGGCGGGGATACTGCGGCTCTTTTCAAAATCACCGGCATCAATATCCGGCCAGAATCCATCGTTCTGAATAATGGCCTGCTGATAGTGAATGCTTTTCCCGTCAAACATGCTCACTCCGTGGAAAGGCGGACTGACCGGTTTCCGCAGTGTGCTGATGGCTTTTGCCGGCACACCTCCACCGCGCCCGCCCGGTTGTTGGGAGTCGTTTACGTGCCCTGCAACGCGCGCAGTCTTGCAGCAATGCGCTGGCGCAGGGTTTTCACCTGAATTTTTGGATGCAGCCAGGCAGCCCGCTCCAGATACTGATCAGCCTGTTGCAGTATCCCCGTATCATTAATTGCACTGGCCAGTGGTTTGCCGTCATCGCCGCGCAGCAGCTGGACGCCTGCAAAGCGCCAGTAGCGGGCAGCAAGACGTTCATTCACACGCCATTTGTCGCGGATTTTTTCAAACACCTGCTGAAAATATGGCGCGATACTGTTCCCGCGTTCAGCTTCGGTTTCTGCCCATTCAAGAATGAAATGGGCCACAAACGTTGGCAGCTCGCTTTTGAAGTTCTCCGGCGTCTTCTGTCCCTGCTCAATGGCAATGTCAGTCCACCGCAGCGCCAGCTCAAACTGCCCGGTATCGAACAGCCAGATGATGCAGTACACCAGAATGGGATTCTGATAGACGCGTTCCCCCTCCAGATAAGCCTGTGCGTGTGGCAGCCAGCGGGGCAGCAGCGTGTTCCGCTTGAATTCCAGCTTGTCAGACAGCAGCTCCATGTTGTGCAGTTGTCTGATGTCGTTATTCAGTGCCAGCAGCTTAATGTGCTGGCTCTCTGTACTGACAGCGCTCCCGTCCGTTCTGGTCATGAGTGCTGCACGGCGCTCATCCATCTGTCGGGCACGTTGTCGCTGCATTGGCGTTGGCATACCGTGCGCTCCGTTTATCAGGCGATGGTGACCGCAGACTCATCTACGGCAGCATATAAATCCGGATCGCCCAGGGCGTACCCCTCGTAACGCCAGTATGAGTTTTCGAACTGTTTGCGATCGCCCACATCTTCTGCTTTACGACGGCGGGAACCCTTCAGCGTCAGGATCTGCAGATTTGGCAGCATGGTCACCACCATACGCTTGCCCGGCATAAACGGTGGAATGATGGCCTTGCGGCCCGCAATGTTCTTCGTCAGCAGCTGTGCGGCCACTTTTTCGGTAGGCTTGTCTTCTTTGTTGTAGAGGCGCAGCTCTTCGGCAGCCACAAGGTCAGCACCAACCAGCACGGTAAGTCGCGGGTCGTTGTGATACTGCGCCGGGATGTAAGTGCGGATCAAATCTGACGCCATGGCGTCAAGGCCGACATAATCACCGCCTTCACCCAGGGTAACGGCATCCGTCAGGATGCGGGAGGTATTGCCGGGCTGTTTTCCCCACTTTTTGGCGATTTCATGCCAGCCGATGTTGACGTCTTCGCCGTTCGGGTGACTTTCCGGGTCAGAGTTTTCAGCAGCCTCTTTACCGTTAAAGCCAATGCGCAGCATGTCCAGCGCAAAGTTGGTGACGGCGGCGGAGTTCATCAGATTGAAAAATTCCTGCGGGCTGCCGGCATTCGCCCAGATGGCGAGTTGTTCCCAGGTGATCACACAGCAGGAATCAGTTTCAACGAGTTTGAATTCGTTGCCTTTGATGCCCGAACCTTTGGCGAAACGACCACTTTTCACGCGACCAGTGCGCAGCGTGGATTCGCCCACGGTGACGACCTGCCCCTGCGGGTGCGGAACATCCATGCAGGTGGTGAAATTCAGAAACTCCGCGCTTTCCAGCAGGGCTTTACGCAGGGCAATGCTGCGCGGTTCGGTCAGGGAAAAAGTGCGATCACCTGATACAGCGCAGTCACTGAATGTTTTTTGCAGTTCGCTGAGGTACTGGTTAACCAGCTTTTGTGCTTCTGGTGTCATGTTCATTGCGTTCTCTCCGGTTACACCAGGTTAAAAGTTTCGCCACCGGCCGGATTGTTACCCGGCAGCTTCGTGGCATCCTTGCTGAGTTCAGCAAATGCGGTTTCCATACTGGTGACTTTCTCCGCGATGGCGTTCACCGTGGAGAACAGCTTTTCGCCCTGCTCAGTAGTCAGCATGAAGGTTTTCTCGTCCTTGTTGTTCTGTTCTGCGTTGTCCTGCCCCTGATCGCCGGCGCTGCCTTCCGGTTTGTTATCACCGGTATCTTTCGTGGCATCCTTCGCGCTGAACTGCGCGACGTTTTCTTCCAGTTTGCCCAGACGTTCGCCGGTTTTGTTGATGGCGTCCATCAACTGACCGAACTGCTTTTCGTTCATATCGTTTTCCTGTTTGTCGCGTCCCATGGAGAAAAGACCGGAAAAGAAACTGCGTTTGGCCTGCTCGTCGTCAGACTGCAGCGTGAAATTCAGTTCTTCCGCATTCCCCATGTGAATGGAATCTCCCTGCGAAAATTGCAGGCGGGTGGTGTTGATGCTGGCCGGTGTGTCAGTCACGGCGATGCCGGATACAAAGAATTTGCCTGTCCCCAGGTAGTTTTCCTTTACCTCTATGGAGGTGAAAAGTTTTTGTCCGGCCTCGTTGGCTTCGGTCAGAAAGCGGTTGGGTATCAGGCGGGCTTTCAGTTGCACTTTATCACCGGCTTTTTCTGCCTTCAGTGCATCAACAAGACCATAGTTATTGGTGAAAGCACGCCAGCCGGCGCTGGCATGAAACGGCCAGAGCATGGCAGTGTGTTCGTCCGGGTTATAAACCTCGGCGGCATCCGTCAGCCACTTTGGATCAATTTCCCGACCGTCGATAGTGGGGCCTGAAGTGGCTACGACCACCCAGTCTGTTTTCAGTTTCGACAT